TCGTATTGTACTTTATCAGCATAGACTAGTGTGGCAAGTGCGACTAGCTTTTGGAGTCTGTCAGCATGGGAAGACTTCTTCCAGACATAATTGACTGACGCTCTCATCCTGCCAACGTGGTAACAGTACAAGTTAAAAATTTTGCCAAGAGCTTCTCTTTTTTGAGGATGCATTCCCATAAAGGTCATGTCCTCAAAGAGTTCCTCTTGAGCAGGGCTTTCCAAGTACATGCCGTAATCATGAAAGGTGGTCTCTAAGTGCAACGGTTTGTAAATCGAATGCGGATCCACCAACATGACATCGTCACCCATAACACACACCAAAACTTCAAGGAATTGCTTGTATGTCAGGTTATTGCGAATAGCATGTATCATTAGAAGCAAGAGATATCCCAATGAGTTGTCTGATGCTGTGTTTGTCTGGCCTGTAGCCATTCCGATAAACGGAAGTATGGCCCCAAGAACATTGACATGCATTTTGTATGTCATGTCATAGTACCTGTCGACCATCTTATGCAACTCCTTTGGCAATTGTCTTTTTCGGAACTCGCGGATTATGCAAGCCAAGACTGGTGAGAAATGTGCGTCGTTCTGCGCACCGTCATACTGATGACATTCTCCCTTTGCTGCTTGAACTGCTCTCCACATCCGATATGATCCTATACCTGGAGTTTGCAAACCTATTTTAATAGGTCCGCTATCACAAACACTTTCCATCCTTTCATTCTGCGCACCAAATAGGTAATTACCTACAAATGTCATACAGATATTACTTGGTATGAAAAGTCTTGCATCTTTACCGACAGCTCGTATTTCATCCTTAAGAGCAGCCGTGCTGATTTGGCAATAGTTCCAAAAGTCGTCAAACAGCTCTTCGCTAGACATGTGTGTTAAAACATCACATTTGCGGTGTCCATAAAGGTCATTGTATGGTGGCCCACAGGCCTTTTCTCCATCCAATTCCTCTATGGCTCTTTCCGCAGTCCAGTTTTCGCCCCTTATGACGCCTCCGTACATTTTGTCCAACCAGTGAAGTGCTTTTTGCACTTCAGCTCTTTCAGCACAACCGTACCAGTGATCCCACTTCAAAGACCCATTGATGAGTGAGGTGCTATCCAAGGGAGCGATAGTAAAATCGTCATCCTCAAGCATAACATCCTCAACGAGCCGGGTTTCTGGCAAACCCTGAGCTCGCATGAACCCAACTGCTTTAGTTAACAGTGCGTCCGGTAACACATAAATGTGTCCCGGACACTGCGCCTTTGCGCATGGCCTCATTCCCTGATACATTCGATCTTTG